GAATCGTGCGGCAATGGAGTTTTATACAAACCTGCTTTGTTTTGGTATCGGAGATTGTTATACCGAACAGAGCGATAGGTTTCATGTTAGATACAAGAACGTTCCTCCTGAGCAAACTATTATAGAAGAAGACATGGACGGGTATGTTGTTGCAATATATCGTCCAATGCGAATTACCGCTCGTAAAGCTGCTCTTCGCTGGGGCTCAAGTATATCGCCGGAGATGAAGAAGGCCTTAGAAGACGGACAACCTTATCAGTATTTTCAAATCCTACACCATGTAGCTCCTAGACACTTTAGAGATGTTTCTAAAATGGACAATGCCAACATGGAGTTTAAGTCCGTGTGGATTGTTATTGACGAGAAACACGTTCTCAGCGAGAGCGGCTTCATGGAGAATCCTTACGCTGTTGCTCGTTGGTGGAAAGATGATACCGAGGACGACCCCTATGCTTATAGTCCTGTTATGGATTGCTTGGCTTCTATTAAACTTGTTAACGCTCAAAAGCGTACTCTCATAAGAGTGTCGATGAAACAGAGCGACCCTGCGTTAATGTCTCCTTACAGATTTTGGATTGCTCCGCTAAACCTCAACCCTGCCGCTATGAACTATTATGATTCGGCTAAGTTTAAGTCAGAACAGTTTCAGGCAATTAAGAATGAGGGCAATGTACCTATTAACGTAGACGTTATGAAGATGGAGCAAGACTTAATCGACGCTCACCTTTATGTTAATTTGTTTGAGAACATGATGAGTGTTACCAAACAAATGACTGTCCCTGAGGTGCAAAAGAGAATTGCGGAGGCACTCGCCTTAATCTCTCCCGTTATAGGCCACGTCCTCGACGAAGGACACACCCCCATCCTCATGCGCACCTATGGGATTTTGAATCGTCAACTTTTGTTCCCCCCTGCTCCTAAAGAAATTCAGGGGAAAGATTTGCACATTACTTACCTTAGTCCTCTAGCCATTGCTCAACGCAGCTCTGAGATGAACGGACTACAGGCTTGGACATCATTTGTTTCTGAATTAGTACAAGCAGGATTTACAGATATGAAATATGTTATGAACCAAGACAAGGTTGCTCGTCGGAGTTCTGAGCTTCTTGGTATTCACCCTGAATGTGTTAACGACGAGAAGGTTGTTAACGAACAGAAGCAACAGGCACAACAGATGCAACAGAAGATGTTGCAGTTAAAGATGGCGCAAGAAGCCGCTAAAACGGCAGAATCGGCTGCGAGAGCTAATCGGACAAATTCCGAAGCACAACAGCCCGCACAAAAATGAGTGACATAACGCCTTTAAAGCAGTTTGAAAAAGACACGTTAAATCGTCGTCCTATCCACCTTCTCTGGAGAGACTGTTGGAAGTGGATATTTGATGAATTCTCCTGTAGTTTGGCCCACCAACAAATCCTTGAGAATGAAATTGTCAAATGGAACGAGGTCGTTCAATACCAGAAGAAGATAAGAACTGAGAGGTTCGGCGAAGGGGCAGGATTCTCTCAACAGGTTGGCAAGAACGGAAACGTCATTGACGAGATTGAGTATAACATTCAGGCTATGTGCCACTTCCTTGTAAAGAATGAGCACGGGTTTATGCAATCAACTAAGGACACTCTCAGGCTGCATCAAATTGATTATAAGAGGTATATACTCTGTAAAGAGTGGTTTCCTGAATGTCAGGACGCTAAGGGAAAAGAAAAGGGACAGGCCGCTTTAAAAGCAAACATGGAAGAGTTCCCGGAATTTTACCCAAGCAAAAAAAATCCTAGCAGGATAGAGGGGTTTGATTAATGAGCCATGCACTTAGAAGAGCTGACGGTGTAAGGAGAATGTTAGACAGAGAGGGCAATGACATGGTAAAACCAATACCTCTTTACAGGATAACTATTTATCCAAAGAATAAATATTCTCAGGGATATAAAGACACTCTTAGCATGGTCGAGAAAGACAAGGAGAAAAAAGTTGATAATAACTCTTGAAGAAAATGACTCCTTTATCCAACCTGACGGTGTAGCTACAATGATTGTGGTATGCGTCAAGGTTGGGGCTAAGGTCATAAGATTTCCTTATGCTGCTAATCGCTCTATGTCTGCATTGATTCAGGATATCAATGCTAAAATTGGCGACGCTCCTATGGCTGAGGTTAGGAGAGAAGTTGTTGAATTAAACACTAATCCAAAGACTACTCCCATAGAAACAATACGACAACTTGCCGGAGAATCTGATGGACAAATTAAAAAAGAAGATTTGGTCAAATGTGTTAAGATTCTTCCAAGAGACAAAGACGCTCCTATTGACATGGAAATTGGGGGCATTTATAGGGTTATGGCATTACCCTCCAACAAAGTTCCTTATTATGAAATCATCGACGATACTGATTTTCATAAAGCGGAAATTCCTAGAAGGGTTCCGGCATATCCAGAAGAGATAGCGTTCTTTCAAAAACGTAAATTACCGATACCTAAAGAGGTTGGGAGATTTGAAGATTTCTTCCCGTGTGAACTCTGTCAGAAAAAGATTGTAGGTTATCGTATGGACGATAACAAATATCACGGGCAATGCCCTGAGTGTAACCATGAAACAATAGTTGACAGGAGGCCGGTTCCACATGATAGCGTCGCTTGAGAGGTTAAAGAGATTAAAGACAAAGAGAGAGTTGCAAGAATGTTACAAGAGGCTGTTTGGAACTAGCGACGGAGAGCTTGTTCTTGAAGATTTGCGTATGCAATGTTATTGGTATCATTATACAAACGGCCCTAGAGATGAAGGAAAGAACGATGTTATAAAATACATTCACGACCATATTAACCCGCTCAACGAAGAACTGTACGATGAGCCAATGGAGGAGAGTCACGATGGCAATTAAGCCGATGAACAGAGGAGATTTGATTGCAACAAAAGATGGAAGAACTTTTACAATAGAGGCCCTTAGATTTGTTGGGGGGAATCTTTATAAGATTGAAGGGGTTGACAGGAACTCTTCTAGTCCTATGCGCACTACAATATGGGCTAGTGACTTTGGAAAAGTTATTCGGAGAGCTCCGAGAGTCATGGATTATGACATTAGACGTGAGTGTGAATTACAGCCGGATGGTCAGACGTACCTTCCTATCGAACGTCGAGTATCTGATGAGAGAAATTACAAAACAATTTTAAAGGTTAAATTTGACCGTCGTTCAGTTAAACCTATGGAGGCTGCAAAATGATTGAATTTATGGACGCATCTTTAGCAACGCAAGAACCATTAAAGGGATTTGACAATTCCGATGCTCTTGGCAAGGCCTATCTTGAATTGCACGGGAAAGTTTCTAGCGGGGACATAAGCCTGTTACCCGAAGACATCCGTAAAGACCCTATTGTTTCTCGTTACAAGAACATCAACGAATCTCACAAAGCTTTGATTGAGGCTAATAAAATTATTAGCTCGATTAAGAAACCGCCGGAAACAGTAGACGGTTACAAGTTTACTGATTTACAAAATCTTCATAAAGGTCTTACCAACATTGACCAGACCAAGAAGGCTATTGCAGAGGTGGCTTTTAAGAGAGGGCTTAATCAAGAACAGGCTGATGGTATTCAGCAGGATTTTTTAACGCTCTTATCAAATGGTCTTTCAAAGAATGATTCTATAAGGGTTGAGAAGTCTAAGGAAACAGAGACAAAGCTTAGGTCTGAGTGGGGTCAGAATTACGATAAGAATTATAACAATGTTAAGAACGTATTGGAGCGCATTGGTCTTAATGACCTTGTGGGAGACCTTGCGGGGAACGCTACTCGTTTAGCGGGATTCCATAAATTAACATCCCTTCTTTCAGAAGACAGCATTGCAAACCTTACCGTAAATACTGGAGGGGAAGGTGAGCCTAAGACAAACGCAGAAGGTCTTGAAGCCTTAAAGAAATTCAATGAAGAGGTGTCTGGGCAGGGACGAGTTCATCCGTTTCTAGACGAGAAAAGCCCTAAGCACAAAGAGGCTGTTAAGAAATATAACGACCTAATGAAGGTGGCTTATGGCACAGGAAAATAAAAATATTGAAAAAAACTTGACATCGCTAACTGATTTTGACATCATAGATTTATACATCAGGTGTGTGGAGGTTTTTGTAGAGACCTCCTCACGCTTGGATTTAGAGCAAGGAAGATGTTTTGAGTTAGGACAAGTTCTTTGGGAAAAAACACTTGAGGCACGGAACAAATATCACAAGAGCTACCCTGATAAAGAGGCTCGGAGATAAGAGTTCACCCTTAAGTCTTTTCCAGAAAATATTGGGACACCCGCACAGCGCTCCCATCATAGTTTGCAGACCTGATAAAGGACACTCTGCCAAGAGAATACTTTTAAAAGGAGACTACGATGGGCTCACCGTCAACAGTATATATTCAGCAATATGCAAATACGATTTACCTTCTCGCACAACAGATGGTGACGTACTTACGTCCTACCGTCCGTGTCGATTCTGATTGGGTCGGCGATACTAAATTTTATGACCAATATGGTCAGGATGCTATGACGGAAATTATCACCCGTTATGCAACCACTCCTGTTCAACAGCCGAATTTTGCTCGTCGTGCTGTCAGCCCTCGCTTCTTCGTGTCCGCTACTTTGGAAGACCCGAAGGATGCTATGCAGATGATTATTGACCCTAAGTCAACAATGTTTTCCGCTAAGGTTGCCGCTGCTTCCCGTACCACAGACGATTTAATTATCGCCGCATTTGGTGGAACGGCATATACTGGCGCAACTGGTTCTACGTCTGTTACATTCCCTTCAGCAAATCAGATTACCTATAACGCCTTTACCAACTCTGGTAACGGTATGAGCAAAGCTAAGATGTTGGCCGCTCAGAGGATTCTGAACGCTAATGAAGTGGAAGTGGAGAATCGTTATTTCGCACACGGTTCCGCTCAACTGGAAGACTTGTTAAACACCACAGAAGTCACTTCGAGTGATTATAATGTGGTCAAGTCTCTGGTTCAGGGGGATTTAAAGACATGGGTCGGGTTCAGTTTTGTTCGTACAGAACGTCTGTTGACCGACGCAAGTTCAAATCGTGATTGCTACGCTTATCAGGAATGGGCTATGCAGTTGGCGGTTCAGAAGGACATTGAAGGCCGTCTTGATGAACGTGTTGATTTGAACATGGCTTGGCAAGTGTATCTTCGTATGTGCATGAATGCGACTCGTCTTGAAGAGGCTCGCATTGTTCAGATTGCGTGTACTGAGGCTACGTTCTAAAGATTGCTTCAAAACTGAATTTAACCTTCTTACAAGGAGAATAATATGGCAACCTCAGCAACGGGCGTAATTAATACAGCCTATGGTTCACAAAGCGGATTGATTGGAAATATCAATTCCAAGGGTGGTTACGGTCAATGGCAGACCCCCGGGTACATTCGTAGCGCTCTTCTGTCTTATACCGATTGGTATGTCGGGTTAGGAACGGAAGTGTCTGGAAGCACCATTAGAATGTTCCCGCTGTTAGACACAGGCCTTATGGTTCTGTATTTTGTCTATACAGTTGTTGCTTCTACAGGTTCGTTAACTATGTCTATCGGGGACTTGGATAGCGCAACCCGCTATGCTAGCGCTAGCTCTAATGCTGCAACTGCGGGATGCTATATTGTTGGGGGTTCTCTAACCTCTACAGGGCCGTATATTATCGGCACAAATCCGGCTACTCCGACGGCAACAGACACGGATGCGCAGATTGTATTAACAACTGGTGGGGCAACATTAGGCGCTACAAACGTCTTCCAGTTAACAATGGTCTATAGCGCATATTAAGGCTAAGGAGAGGATAATATGAAAAAGTTATTGCTTTTAGCCTTGCTTATACTCACAGCAAGTCCGGCTTTTGCTGAAATCGGAGTTAACGTAAACGGAACAACCATTGGCACAGCCACCAATGCGTATGTTGCTTGCAACGTAGGAGCAACTCCGTTTATCAATGGCTCAGACTACAGCATGACCTGTTCCAATTCATTGGTTGCCGACGGAACCTACAATGGCGGGTATGTTTCATTGGGAACTATTGATTCTGGAATTACCCTTACTGCCGCATTGGTTAAGAAAAACATTAACGGAACAAACGGTACCGCTACGGATGTTCTTGCCAATGGAATTCCTAATCAAATTCTTATCCTAGAAACAGTTGGAACCACAACTGGGACATGGACGGTAAGCGCTAAGGGCGGTCAAAGCACCGGGTGGAGCAGTATTCAGTTTAACGCATCTGGTCAATTTGCCACGCTGTTATATGTCAACACCACTATTGGTTGGATTGTGGTAAGCGCAGATGGTTCGGCAAGCACAGCGGCTCCTACTATTAATGACATTGGTGGGGCATAAGGATAAAGGATAAGGGGAGGGTTAAAATCCTCCCCCTTTTCTTATGAAGAACATTAAAGCGGGCATTGCTATATTCTTTATCATAGGACTGTCCCTTCTCCCTCCCATTGATTTCTACTTAAAGAATTTCTCAAACGACTACTGGACATGGATGATTTGCATTGCAGGGTTCTTAGGATGTCTAACCATATTCCTAGAAACAAACATCTTTGTTAAGATAATCGCCGTCGCTGGATTTGTAAATTGTTTCTTTAGCATAGCTCCATACGTTTCTTTTACAGCGTATATTTCACTTGTTGGATGTTGCTATCTGTATATTTTTTGTCAAAGCATTACAAACTGGTCTTTGGTTATTAGAATGGTTCAGGCCGTTGCTGTGTTCAACGTGATAATGCTGACCATGCAATTCTTTAAACACGACCAGTTATTAAACTTTGGAGGCCCCGCCGACCAGTTTGGGGGAGTAGGTCAGCACATGAGAATGGGGAGCTTTGCCACCATACTCACATCTTTGCTTATATTTGCAAGTCCTTGGTGGTGTATATTTGGAATGGCTGTTGGCTTACTCTGCAAGTCTACATGGACATTGGTAGCCGTAGCATCTGGGATGTTCTTTATAAACAAGAAAGTATTTCTAGCATTTATTTTAATAGGCATTATTGCTATAGCTCATTTTCATAAGATACATGAACAGCAGGGAACAGAAGGAAGGCTTCCAGTATGGAAGAAAACCGTAGAGCTTTCAAATAGAAGGCCATTTTGGGGGGTTGGGATAGGAACATATAAACTTGTTTTTGCTCCTCTATCAAAGATGGAGTGGAGTGTTTGGAGAACAGCTCACAACTGTTGGCTTGAAATATTATTTGAAACAGGTAGACCGGGACTGTTGTTTGTTGCTATAATGACCCTATGGCTATTCTTTGTTCTTTGGTTTAAACAAGATTATTTATGTATGGCGGGATTAACAATTATTTGCGTGGATATGATAGTTCACTTTCCAACAAGAATGATGAACACAGTTCCTTTAATTGTTTTATTTCTCGCATTATGCGAACAAAGGATAAAATATGGATGTAACATATTCAAAGATATCTCTAGCTAATTACGCCGCTGTTAAAATTGGGGCAAAGTCTTTTAATTTTGGAGACGGGTCTTCTTCTGATAAAGTTTTTAACGTTGTTTATGACCCTGTTCGTGAGCAATGCCTAGAAGAATGTCCTTGGACTTTTGCTACAACAACTGTGGCTCTAACTGAATTATCTATTCCATCAACAACCCCTGTCCTTAATTTTAATGACGGAATAATGTTTGCATATTCTTTCCCGTCAGATTATTTAAAAGCAATATACTTTAACTTTCCCCAAGCATACATTATTCAAGAAAATATCCCCGGAGTTGGGCCTGCTATTCTTTCTAATATGTCAGGCCTTTCAATGAAGTATTTATTTAACAACGATAATCCGGCAACATATTCTCCTAAATTTTATGAGGCGATGGCCTGCAAGTTAGCTGAACAGGCTTGTTTTAAACTTGTAGAGGCTGCTCAGTATCAGGGTAAAATGGGCTCTGATTATGAAAGAGCTTTCTTAACTGCGGCTGCTTCTGATGGTCAAACAATATCTCCTGAGGTTGTTAATCAAGGGTTCTGGGAGTGGGCAAGATTAGCGGGAAGTAATGCTGCTGTCGGAGACCCTCCAAACTCTCTTAACATTGGATGGTGGCCGCAAGGCGGGGGTTGGGCATAATGCCACGTTCAATTTTCTCTAAAACAAAATTTAATTTAGGAGAAATATCTCCTAGAGTTATGGGTCAGTTTGATGAGAGCAAGCCTATCTATAGAGACGGCATGGCTCTTATGCAGAACTTTATGATATTCCAATCTGGAGGGGCTTTCTATAGACCAGGAACTCAGTATATAGCTACCGCAGGACAGACGGCTCCTGTAAGGCTTCAACTATTCCAATATTCATTATCACAAACATACATTCTTGAATTTGGGAACCAGTACATACAGTTCTATGCAAATAAAGGGCAACTGGTTTCGGCTCCGAATACTCCTGTAACCGTGGCCACCCCCTTTTTACAAGCAGATTTATTTAATCTTCAATTTGCGACACAAGACGATGTTGCTTATATTGTTAATCCTAATTACCCTGTGTATAAGCTTATCAGGTTGTCAGCGACTAGCTTTGCGTTAAATAAGGTTCAATTTATTGGCGGCCCATTCATGGATAGTAATGTGGGGAATGTTACCCTTACAGCTTCATCTGCAACCGGCTCTTGTACCCTTACGGCAACTATTCCTGCATGGAGCTCTGGTACGCAGTATTTACCCGGAGACTACGTTACTCATGGAGGAGTAACTTATCTCTGCTTATTAACTCATGTTGCAGGAACATTTGCTACGGATTTATCTAGCGGAGACTGGACTGTTCAAAATTTCTTTGTTTCAGGACACGTTGGAAGTCTGTGGTCAGTTGGAGCGGGCTCTGCTGGCCCTCCTGTTGAACCTGCGGGAACATTTGTTTGTACGGCCTTTACAAGCTCTACCGTTCTTACGGGCTATGTTCAAAATAATCCAGACGGAACAGCGGGGACAATAAGCACAACGTCTGCTACTTCTCAATGGGCAGAGGGATGTTTTTCTACCTACAGAGGATTCCCAACGTCGTGCTGTTTCCATGAAGGAAGGCTTATTTTAGGAGGGACAATTACTCAGCCTAAAACAGCTTGGGGTTCTGTGGTTGGCTCCTATGAAGACTTCTCTGTGAACGCCGACACCGATTCAGACTCTTGGCAGTATACCTCTACGTCCGGCGGGGCTATTCAATGGATGAGAGATATAATGGTTAACGGAAGCATTGGTCTTCGCATGGGAACATTGCAGGGAACTACAGTTTGGTTAGATGGCTCTCAGTCTGGAATAACCCCATCATCTCCTCCGTCAATAAGTCCGGGGCCTGATTATCAGGTTCAGTATACTCAGCCTGTTCAAATAGGTTCATATCTTTATTACCTACAAGGAAATTCTTTTCAGCTAAAGCAGATAATTTATGATTATGTTACGGGGGCAGATAAATCAGAAGATACGACATTACTAGCAGACCATATCCTTAGAGACGGTCTTGGGGCTATTCAAATGGCTAGGCAACAATCCCCTAATGACAGAATTTGGGTTGTACGGAATGACGGCGTATTAGCTGTCTTAACCAGAAATGCAGAGCAACAAATTGAGGGATGGACAAAAGTAGTTGCTGGCTCTACTGCTTCTGGAACAGGAACGTATAATAGCGTTGCGGTTGCTCCCGTACAGGGCGCAGACGACCAAGTATGGACATCAGTATCAAGGATTGTAAACGGAAGTCAGGTTCAGTTTATAGAGTTATTTACGAATGAGTTATTTAATAATTACTGGGAACCGATAAGGCTAGATGCCTCTTTAAACATTAACACGCCTATAACAATTTCTGGGATATCAAACGCTAATCCTGCGGTGGTTACGGCTCCGGCTCATGGATTAAGTAATGGAAATAGAATTAAGATTGATATTGTCAACGGAATGACAACTCAGGTTGTTAACTCTTTAAATCAAGTCGTTACCGTCGGATTGAACATGAATCAGTATTTAGTTGCCAACGTAACCACCAATACGTTTACGCTAACTGATTTAGCGGGCAATCCTATAAACACAAGTTCTTGGAGCACCTACCTGTCGGGTGGTCAGGCAAGACTTGGAAATACAACCTTTAGCAACTTAGGATATCTTAACGGAGAGTATGTTACTGTAGTCGCTGATGGTGGCTTAGTATCTGGTCAGCAACAGTTCTTGGTTTCTGGGGGCGTAATCACATTACCTAATTACGCCTTTGTTGTTACAGTGGGACTTCTTTATACTGGAACAATGCAATTCCTTCCACTTGGGGAGCAGTCTGATGGATATATTTCCCAGACAAAAAAGAGAAAACTTTACAAACCTGTAGGAAGGTTTTGGAATAGCGCAGGAGGACAATTTGGCTATCCCTCTGACAATATGCAAAATATTACTTTCCCGACAGAAATTCCAAATGTTCAACCGTCTCAGTTTCCGGGGCTATTTACCGGCGATTTTGAGATGGACGTAGAGTCATTTTTTGACCCAACATGGGCTCCTTTTATTATACAAACAACGCCTTTGCCTTTTATGATTTTAGCCCTAGTATGTCGCAGCGATATTCAAGAGGATAAGTAATGGAAACAAGCCTTTTAGATTCAGCAGATGAAATATTTAACGGGGATTATTCTAATATGTCCATAGGACAGAGCTCTATGCCTGTGCCTACTTTTCCATCTTCTTCAACTACTTCTGCCGCCAGTTCTCCTTCTGCTATGAACGCTATGCCAAACATTGCCGCAGCCGGAGGGTCTATTCTTAGCGGTATTGGTGGGTATATGCAGGGGCAGGAAACTGCTGCTGCTGATGAGTACAACGCCGGACTTGCTATAATGAAAGGGCAGTTTCAGGTTGAAGAAATAGGAACGGAGGAGACTCAAACAATATCCACTCAGAAGGCTATGTATGCTAAGGCAGGAGTAGCTATGTCTGGAAGCGTCTTAGATACGGCTTTAAGCACAGCAACACAATTTGAATATTCTAAAGAAATAGCTACGTTTAACGCTCAATCACAGGCTAATATGGATAACTATGAAGCTAAGGTGGCAAAGTCTCAAGGTCAGTTTGCATTAGCTAGTGGACTACTTAGCGGCGCAATGGATATGGCTGCATTAATATAGGAGATTTATGGTACAAGTACCAACGCAAACACATCCCGATGTTCAACTAGACCCTACGCCAATGAATCCTAAGGCAGCAGCGTCATTAGGTGGAGAAATTGTTTATTTAGGAAAAGGGCTATCTTCTCTTGGGGAACACTTTGAGAAGATTAGAGATTTTTCTGAGACTAAGAAAGCTCAGGCCAGTTTGTCGGAGGCTTATAATACTCAAATCTATAAAATGGCTTCGACAGACCCGGATATTCATAATTTATCTCAGAAGGTTGACGAGGCTACAGATAGCATAGTAGAAGACGCTGCCAAGGGGATAACGTCCCCTGAGACTAGAAATAATTTTGTGGATGAAGCCAAAAGACAGATTGCTTTAAAAGATGTTCATATCCAAACTATTATCAGAGACCGCCAAATTAAGGATGCAAGAAATAGTCTTTACGCATCAATAGATGCGGATATTAAAGACGCCCATAGCCTTCCTCCGGGAACTTTGCAGGACAACAGGGTCAAGGGAGTTCAGGATAGCTTAGACCAAGCAGAGGGGTTAGGGCTTATTACTCCTGACCAGAATAAAAGGCTTGGAGAAACTCAATTTAACAAAATGTCCGTTGACCAAGTATATCACGACATGGATTTAGCAGAACATGGCGGTGTAAATAGTGAGGCTCAATTTAGCACCATTAAAGACCAACTTCAAAAGGGCCAAAATGGGATGTATAAATACCTTACTAACGAGCAATCTGAAAATTTAGGGAATACTGTTAATGAGAGGCAGGAGAAGGCAAAGGTTTTGCAAGAGAAGCAGTTTAAGGATTATCAGATTAAGAATGAATTTGATGCTCTGGACAATTACACAAAGGGCAAGAATTACACAACTTCGGATGTGTCGGATATGGTTGCCTCTGGGAAAATGAGTCCAAGCTTAGGTCAGGCATGGATTCAATATTTAGAATCTCCTAATAGTGTCGGAGACAAGTCTGCTCCAGATGTAAAAGCTTTTGGCCGTATGGCTAAAGGAATATTTGATAATTGGGACAAAGTAAGCACTAGAAATTCCATGACAGAAATATTAAAGAAAGCAGGAGCAGGTCAATTTAAGCAAGAAGGTCTTTTTATGCTTATTAAAGCCGCTCATGATAGGCAGAAAGATTTAAACACAACAGATGGTTCTAAGGGTGTTATTGATAAAATTGGAGACCTATGGAACTCTATGTTTAAGAAGGATTCAAAACAGCCTCAGGTTCAACAAGGGTTTGAGAGAGTTAAGAACTATGCCGGAGAAAATGAGGACGATTTAGGTAAGGGAGCATATCATTATTTGAATGAAGTGGGAAAAGGTACAGACCCTAATGTAGCTGCTCAGGGAGCTATTCAGAAGATTGATAATATTGAAGGGCTTTTTCCTAACTATCAATCTTATCCAGAAGAAGGAAAGCTTTTTTATAAGGCAGGAATTGGTTATTTTAGAGTATTTCCTAACAAAACTTGGAAAAAAGTGGCCGAGCAATCACAGGATAGTGGGGATAAGTAATGGGAACTGATTTATCTGGGGCCGTAGAAGTTGACCCTAAAACAAATAGTATAAGCACTTCTAAACCAGACCTTTCTGGGGCTATTGAGGTTCCTGAAAAGGGAAAAGAAGTTGGTTGGCCTTCTAAGGTTGTTCGGGGAATCGTGGATTTCATGGGCGGTGGTGTAGAGGATTTTCAAAGAGCTGATTATACATACGCTAATGCCAAAAACCTTCCAGACCCCAAGACTTTAGACCCTCATTCTTATCACAAAGCTATTGAAAAGTTTTACGAACCATACAATAAACAACAGGAAGATAAGGGTGTACTTGGACAGCTACAAACGGCAATGTTAGTTGGCGGCCCTGAAATGGCGTTTGCTGAACCTTTATTAACAGGTGGAGCATTGGCCTTTCAACAAGTTTTATATAACTCTTTTGATGCTCGCAAGGCCGTTCAAGACCA